TTAATATCTTTAATCTTGAATTGTTTTCTTTTGGCAATATCTTTTATATCCCAAATAATAGTTGTATCGTATTTTGCTTCTATGGTGTTTAAGTTTTCTAAGCTCATGGTTATTTCTCCTCTAAAAAAAGGAAGTAGCATTTAAGCTACTTCCTCGCTTATTCTTTCTTTTATTTCGTCACTTGGTTCGTGCCAGCGATAGAAATCTTCATCTATTATTTTAAATAAACGATAGTTTGTATATCCGCCACGAACATCCGCACCATTGTGAATAGATAAAGCGATTACATCATCTTCAAATATCTTGCCACCTACAAATTGAATGGTCTGAGTTAAGTCGCACTCCTCATTAAAAGTATTTATTACTTGCGTATCATAACCAAAAAACTCTTCCAAATAATCTTTTGCATCATACAAAACATTATCTCTGCCTTCTTGCTCTATCCACTCATTAAAGTATTTAGTTTCATCTTCTAAATAAGCTAAGTTATCAGATAGATGATGATAGACAGATAAAACTCTATAAGGATAATCTGTTTCCACATCTTCAATTATGATATCTGGCTCATTTTCAAAATCCTCAATAGTTTTCTTTTGATTGCTTTGCCAGTGCCTTCCTTCATCTCCGCCACTATCTAAAAAATGCTTTCCAGTTGATTCTGTTAGCATCTCATATATTGCTTGTTTAGTTTTACTCATTGATAATTCTCCTTTAATTATTAATCAATACATGGATTTTTACATATATCAATATCACATTCAAGCATTAAATAACATTTTTCTACAGTTTATATATAAGTAATAAATAAGCTATTTAGTGAATAAATGACATAAAAAGATTAAAATACCTTGCATGGAAAAGAAAAAACCAGGAAGGAAAGCGATTAATTTAGATCATAATGAAATAGAGCGTTTAGCTGGAATGGGTCTTAATGAGCGTCAAATATGCGCTAGTTTAGGGATTAATCCTTCAACGCTTACCAGGAAGAAACATATTAAAAGCATAAAGAACGCACTAGAAAAAGGGAGAGCGAAAGCAATCGCACAAGTAAGTTCTAAACTGTTTGATAATGCTTTAGAAGGAAAAGAAACTTCCGCTATATTCTTTTTAAAAAATAGAGATCCCGACAACTGGAAAGACAGAAACATTTTAGAAACCAATCACACAATAAATTTAAGTCACGTTATCAATTCTGCTCGTAATCGAATGGGAGATACAACTCAAACTGCTAAACGCCTTGATGAATCAATAGACAAAGGCAAGGGCATCTTCTTAGATAACAAAGGCACAGATAATAACAATGGTTCTGACTCTCTCTCTCCTTCCAAAAGTAAATCAGAATCCTAGAGCGATGAAGTTTCTTTTTCTCCGCTTCATCGCTCGACCAAATCGCAAAAGCCCCCCTTTCGAGCCAGGCGGCGTGGCACTGTCCATGTAACTAATGAACTAATTTTTTTTTAATTTTATGAAATATGGTGTAGAAGCAGAAAAAGAACTAATGACCGAACTATGGTCAATGAATATCAAAGATGATCCACTAAACTTTGTGAAATTCGTCTTTGAGTGGGGCAAAGAAGGCACCCCCCTCGAAAACTTTACTGGACCTCGTAAGTGGCAAGAAAAAATTTTGCGAGATATTGGAATACACATACAAAGAAATCAAAGCGTAGATTTACCAGAAATGTTCCGTCTGGCTGTAGCTAGTGGTCGTGGTATTGGAAAATCCGCTTTGGTGTCTTGGTTAATACTTTGGATGCTTTCGACACGCTTAGGCTCAACCATAATCGTAACAGCAAACACCGAACAGCAATTACGCTCAAGAACCTGGGCAGAATTAGGAAAATGGCTAACTTTAGCCATAAATTCTCATTGGTTTAACAAAACCGCTACCACTATCAGACCAGCACAATGGTTTGAAGAAGCTTTAATTCGTGATTTAAAGATAGATACTGGCTATTACTACGCACAAGCGCAGCTTTGGAGTGAAGAAAATCCAGACGCATTTGCTGGAATTCACTCAAGTTACGGAGTTTGTTTGATTATGGATGAAGCATCAGGTATCCCAGCACCGATTTACAGCGTTTCTGAGGGGTTTTTCTCAGAACCAACAGCTGATAGGTATTGGTTCACGTTTTCTAACCCTAGAAGGAATACTGGCCCATTTTACGATTCTTTTCACAGCAAACGCTCGTACTGGAATCAAGAACAAATCGACTCACGCACAGTCGAAGGCACAGATAAAGAGCTATTCCAACAAATGCTAGAACAATATGGCGAAGATTCAACAGTCGCACGAGTGGAAGTACTGGGCGAATTCCCTCGTGCTGACGATGACACAGTAATTCCAATGGAATTAATCAAAGCAGCTATAGATCGTGACGTAGCTTTATCCGCAAGCGCACCGATTATTTGGGGATTAGATGTTGCACGTTATGGTGGCGACAATTCTGCCCTCTGCGTGCGTCAAGGTAATACAGTTTTAGAAATGAAATCTTTTCAATCTATGGACTTGATGCAGTTATGTGGTGCGATTAAAAACAAATACGATGATTGCACCGCTTTAGAACGCCCACAAGAAATCTTGATTGATGTCATTGGTTTAGGTTCTGGCGTAGTCGATAGACTAGCCGAACAGAACTTGCCTGTGCGTGGGATCAATGTTGCCGAAGCTCCAGCTACGAAAAAAAATTACTTAAATCTCCGAGCTGAGTTGTGGTTTGGGATAAAAGATTGGTTGGCGCAGCGTGATTGCAGACTTCCTAATGATGATGAGCTTGTTTCTGAATTAGCTGCGCCTATCTACAAATATACCTCATCTGGAAAAATAAAACTCGAAAGTAAAGAAGAAATGCGAAAGCGTGGTATCAAATCGCCAGACAAAGCCGATGCGCTCTCACTAACGATGGCAAGTTCGGCTGCTTCCTTTAGTGGCAGTATGTCGTTTATGGGGTATAATTTTAGGCAACCTTTAAAATCTAAAATTATACGCATAGGTTAATCAATGGAAAACGATAAAGCTAAAGAAGAAAATCAAGACGAAGTAATCGACACGCAAGAATTACAGAGCATCTTAAAATCCGAAATGGATGATGCCAAAGACTACATCGACCAAATCGGTGAGTCGAGAGCAGAAGCCACAGAATATTATTTAGGCAACGAACCAGAAGCAAATAGCTCCCTACAGTCGGAGTTTATTTCTACCGATGTTCGAGATTCTATTTTATTTATGTTGCCCTCAATCATGCGTACGTTTTTTGGCACGAAGAAAGTCGTTGAATTTGTACCTCGTAATGTTGAGGACATACCTTTTGCTGAACAACAAACCAGTTATGTAAATTATATTATTCAAGAAAAGAATCCTGGTTTTAAAGTTCTCTACGATGCGTTCAAAGATGCCCTTGTCAGAAAGTCTGGCTTTGTCAAAGCATTTTGGGATGACAGTATTTCAGCTGCCACGCACGAATACACCAACTTAACACCAGAAGCGTACATGGCTTTGGTTATGGATGCCGATGTAGAAATCGTCAAAGAGAAAGTTGAAATGCAAACCATGACGATGCTTGATCCTACGACTGGCGAAGAAGTTACGCAAGAAACCCCTGCCAGTTACGATGTTACGATTAGACGAGTCAAGAAAAAAAATCAAGTTTGCATTGAATCCGTACCCCCAGAAGAAGTTTTAATTTCTCGTAATGCGAGAAATATTTATGAAGCGCCTTATGTCGCTCATCGCATGGTAAAAACTGTCAGCGACTTGGTGGCTATGGGGTACGACCAAGAAGAAATGGAACAATATGCAGGTTCAGGCTCGGCTTTAGACGCTGATGTTTATGACGAACTGGAAGCTCGTAATCCTTATGATGATAATGTTTATACCGATCGTGGTGGTTATGGCAACAAGAATGTTTTATACGTTGAACATTATTTATTTTATGACTTAGATGGCGATGGCATAGACGAAAGAATTAGAGTTTGTACCGCAGGCGAAGGGATTAATGTAATCAATGTTGAACAATGGGATGA